CTAGCAAATTAACTATTGACAAAATGAGCAATACTTATATGCTAGGGCTGTCCCTACTAGGGGCAGGTTATAGTAATAGCTATTTACTAACTATAACAAACGTGCTATACTTATTCATATGAACAACCTTTTACCTGTCTTTAAATAAAGATAGCTATGAGATTGTTTCTTCAATCTCGCTTACAGAACAAAGCCTCTATTACAGACTACCTTTGTATCTGTTTATATCCAGAAGAAATAATAAATTAGTCTACCAGTGTGGTGTGGCCCGTAGATTTGTATCATGGCCTGATACATCTTCTGCGCACCCATAACATTAACACTGCCACTTAATAATTACCTTCTGTTTTGTCTGTCGGCTAGTCCGACCTGCCATTTCACAAGGAGATATTACAATGGCTTTTCCATCAGCGGGTGGGTACACAAACCTCCCAAATGGGGCGTTCAGCCCAATCATCTACTCAAAAAAGGTACAAAAAGCCTTTAGAAACAGTTCAGTAGTAGAAGATATTACAAACACAGACTATGCTGGCGAAATCGCTAACATGGGCGACAGTGTTAAAATCATCAAAGAACCAGAAATCACAATCAACTCTTATGCCCGTGGCACTACGCTTGCGACACAAGATTTGGCTGACGCTGATTTTACTATGGTTGTTGACCAAGCAAATTACTTCCAGTTTGCATTGGATGACATCGAAGAAGCGCATTCCCATGTTTCGTTCATGGACCTCGCAACAGACCGTGCTGGTTTCAAACTGCGTGATGCATTTGACCAAGACGTTCTGGGCTACATGTCCGGTTACACATGGAACGGTTCTGCATGGGTTGCTCGTACAGCCGCTGCAGGTACTAAATCAAATGCAGCAGCAGGCGTAGACGAATTGCTGGCAGCTAACAAGCTGACACAAGGTGCCTTCGGTGGTTCCACTGCAGCTAACTCCATTCCTGTAACTGCAGGTGGTGGTGCTGGTGCTTTGACTTCGCCTTTGGCTGTTCTGAACCGCATGGCTCGTCTTATGGACGCAGCTAACGTGGACACAGATGGTCGCTGGATCGTTGTAGACCCTGTCTTCAAAGAGATCCTGATGGACGAAGATGCGAAGCTGGTTAACGCTGACTTCGGTGGCGATGCAGAAGTACGCAATGGTCGCCTTCCCGGCACCATCCGTGGCTTCCGTGTATATCAGTCCAACAACCTTCCTTACAAAGGTACAGGCGCTGGTACATCTGCCGCTGCAGGTTCTGCAACTAACTTCGGTGTTCTGGTCGCAGGCCATGACTCCGCAGCCGCAGTAGCTGACCAAATTGCGAAAACTGAGAGCTTCCGCTCACCAGAAACATTCGCAGACATTGTTCGTGGCATGCAGCTTTATGGCCGGAAGATTCTCCGCCCAGAAGGCTTGATCACAGCAAACTACAACTTAGCCTAATAGCCGAGCGGGGGCAGGGCAACTTGCCCCCAACACCTTTTTCTGAGGATTATTCATGCCCAGCACATACATCGATCTCTGCAATAAAGTACTGCGCCGCCTTAACGAGGTTGAGATTGCCGTAGGTGACTTTCCGACAGTGCGTGGCGTACAGGCTCTTGTTAAAGATGCTGTGCGTTCTTCTATCGCTAAGATTAATCAGGCTGAGTATGAATGGCCCTTTAATGCCGCAGAGCATACTGAGACTCTTGTAGCAGGTCAGACAGAATACGTCTGGCCTTCCTACTTTAAGGTATCAGATTGGAACACATTTCAAATCCAAAAGGACGATAGTCTAGGTACTGGCTACAAGACGCTGTCGGCTATAGATCGTGACGAATGGTATTCTAAATATCGGGATGATGATTACGAAGCAGGTTCCGCAGGTCGCTCTGTACCTGATTTTGTGTTCGCTGGTCATGGTAATGGCTTTGGTGTTACGCCGTCTCCTGATGCAGCCTACCGGGTACGCTTCCGTTATTACCTGAACTACGCAGACCTTACGAACTACAACGATGTAACCCGCATCCCTGAAAGCTTTGACACAGTCATCATAGATGGTGCGCTGTATCATATGTACATGTTTAAGGATAATCTTGAGAGCGCCCAAGCCGCCTTCATGGCCTTTGAGTCAGGCATTAAAAACCTGCAGACCCTTTACATCAACAGTTATGAATATATCCGAGATACAAGGATTAAGTTCTAATGCCTGATCGCATTGAGTCCTACAAAGTAATCTGCGGCGGCGGTCTAAACTCTAACGAGAACCATTTGGACCTTTCAGATAATAGTCCGGGTTCTGCTACACGATTGGTTAATTATGAACCCTCCTTATTCGGAGGGTATCGTCGTATTAATGGGTATGAACAGTACGATGATCTGTTTCCTGAAGTAGACGATGGTAACAGTGTAGCAGAAGGCAAGGTACTCTGCGTAGCGTACTACAAGAACGAGCATATAGGTAACCCATACGTTATTGCCGCCCGTAAAGACGTAGGCGCTACAACTTACAGCTTCTGGTATCACACCGCCTTGATTGGCTGGCGTAAGATGACCCCCGGTTTTACTCTTAATACGACTGATGGTGTTCGTACTGTTGAGAAGATCCGGTTTGCTCAGTTTGACTTCGGCAGTGGCTCACAAATCATATTTGCGGATGGCGTAAACAATGCTTCTGTTTTTGACGGAACTAATTGGTATGCTATCGATAGTGCCAGTGCTGGGGGATCTTCTGATCCGGGCGGTGATCAGGCAATAGATGCACCTTCTCTTGTAGACGTATTCGAGAACCACATATTCTTGTCTGGTGATCGAACCAGCCAATCTACGGTAGCGCATTCTGCCCCTAGAGATCCTCTGAATTGGACTGTAGCCGCAGGCGCTGGGCAGTTAGTTATGGGCTTTAAAGTAGTCCAGATTAAGCCCTTCCGTGATAATCTTTTTACCTTTGGTAATAACTCTATCAAGAAGGTTGTCCCAGATCTTACGGCAGGCTTCGTTCAAGAACAGGTTACAGCTAACGTAGGCTGTGTGGCCCCTGATAGTGTTCTGGAAATTGGCGGTGATCTGCTATTTCTAGCTCCAGATGGCCTACGTCCTGTTGCTGGTACAAGCCGTATCGGTGACGTTGAATTAGAAACAGTTTCTAAGTCCATCCAGAGTGCGCTTGTTGATGTTATTCAGAATGCTGATCTTAGTACTCTAAACGGTGTTGTTGTACGGTCTAAATCTCAGGTTCGCTACTTTTATGGCGACGATGATAACAATGTACAAGACAGTGAGGGTATTGTCGGCGGTCTGACTAACAGTACGGGGACAATCGGCTGGGAATTTGGTGGCCTGCTAGGCATCCGAGCAAGCTGCTGTTCATCGGAGTATATTGGTACAGAAGAGTTTATACTTCACGGTGATTACGATGGTAGGGTTTATCGTCAGGAACAAGGTAACACGTTTGATACCCGTGACATCGTAGCTATCTACGCCACACCTTATTATGACCTTAATGAAACAGAGGTCCGTAAGACAATCCGTAAGATCAATACGTTTCTTCGAGCAGAAGGCCCGTTTGAGATGAACTTAGCGGTGTCCTACGATTGGGGTGACTATAACACCTCCCGCCCTTCTACATACACTGAAGAGAGCCAAGGTGGGCCGACAGTCTACGGCGGAAGAAGCATCACCTACTCTGGGCCTAATGTTACCTACGGCGGTAACTCCAAACCCATCATGACTTATGACACTCAAGGTTCCGGTTTCTCAGTACGAGCAACGTATGTGACCGTTGGGCAATTTGATCCCTACACCATCCAAGGGATCGTATTTGAATATTCCGTTGCGGGGAGACGATAAACAATGGCCGGATATACACGCCAATCTATTGCTGATATTATCAACGGCTCAGAGGTTACAGCACCTCCGCTAAATGCCGAATTTAACCAAATGGCGGCAGCGTTTAATGGCGCTACAGGTCACAGCCACGATGGATCTACAGGCAATGCACCTAAGATTGATCTAGCTACATCCGTCAGTGGATACCTTCCTGCCGTAAATGGTGGTTTTGGTGGCAAGAATAACTTTGCTGCTACAACAAACCCTCTGGCTACAGACGATGCAGGGGATGGATACGCCCCCGGCTCGATGTGGGAGAATACCACTACAGGCCGTGTCTTTATCTGTGTAGGTAATACATCCAACGCAGCGGTATGGCGTGAACTGGTACAGGTTCAAACAGCCAATAAGATTATACCTGAAGCTACAGATACTGTGGACCTTGGTGAGCCTTCTACACGCTTCCAAGACCTATGGCTGTCAGGCGGATTGTCTGCAT